CCTGCTGTCCAGCGGTTGAACTATTTTCTTCTAGAGTGTCATTAGCGGTTAAAGACTCATATGTCATATTATATCCGGGTCTTTTACTATCAAACATAAACCACCAATCAGAACCATCTAGATATTTCAGCATGAAAAATGCGGGTCTAAATCCGGTATAAATAAAGGGGCCATCTACATTACTATTACCTTCGTAAGTTCCAATACTGCTATAGGCCTCTATTGGAGCGAAACAATAAGCAATAATTTCGTCACCAGAATCATTTGTATGCGTATGCGATCCAATGGAGAAAACTGATGCATCTGGTGGGGTGTCTTGAAATACTGTAGCACTGTTTGCACCAGTACCGGAATCATTTAATTCTAAATATCCCTGAAAATCACTGTGTATATGTTTACCGCCTGTAATCCAACTTGTACCTCCGGTGTCAAGGTCTTTAACAATCACTAATGTTGGAGCAGAAGATAGCCCATGCCCTACAGTTGTGTTTACACCGGTACCGGTATATTTAACTATGCTAAACCCTGCTGTTGCATTGCTTCTGCCTGAAGCGGTGACGATGGTTCCAGCAGTTGATGGATCAAAAGTAGTTGGTGCTAACCAGTTCCACCCAACGTAAGTGTGACTGGAATTATTAACTTCAGACACATACCCCAAAGAAAAACCATCAGAATCAAATGATGTTAATGAATTGGCAATAGTTTCTTCAATGGTAGTAGTATCGGAGTGCAATGCTTTGGTTGCTCCTCTAATAGCATCAAATAATTGGTGGGATTCAGCCCCAGACCTTTTCTTTATCCAAGTAAAATCTGGCTGGAATCCAACACCAGTTATAGATTGTGTACTACTATTACCAGCCCAGAGCACCGTCGAGAAGTGGGAGCCGGGTAATTTGATTTCTGGCGTCGGGAGATTATCTGTACAGAGTGCTAGATAGTCTGCCGGTGGTTCGTAGTAGAAATCAGTTATCGCTGTTCCACTGTCACTATTTCCTTGTGCGGTAAGATTTCCAGCGAATGAACTGTCTTGTCCAAAATTGGCTACACCACCACCTGCTGTAGTGTATGGAATCCAAGATGGGGTAAAATCTATTGTTCCCGCTGTCCAAGTGTATGCTGCGTTTGTTTTAGAAGCACCGCTTGTTGGAACTCCGCTATTTTGCCACGTTCCATTTTTAGAAAAATAAGCAGCACCATTATCGGCATCAATAGCCATGCCAACTACGTCACCAGTTGTAAAAGAATCTCCATAAGATGCAGATGTACCAGCAATATTTGTATTGCCAGTTGTTATATAAGTTACCCCCAAAGTATTTGCTTCACCAGCCATACGGGAAGGCTTGGAAGTCTCAGGAGTGTCGATCATTCCAATTCTTGGATAATTATAACTGGCACTAACACCCACTACGTAGCACTCAAAATACCATTTACCTGATGTAAATGAAACTGTACCTGCTACATTTGCCGAATCCGTAGCAGTGTTCCCCATTGTCTTCAGATTACCTTCAGACATATCTTGATAACTCATTCTTGGGCCAGCGCCGTGGTTGGCTGTCGAAGGATTCAACGTGCAGAAATTATTACTAGGGCTATCCTTCATTTGATCCGTAACCGCTATATTACTTAGAGTCCAAATATTATTGTTTCCGCTGGAATCAGCACCTAGTCCACCGTTCCAATCAGAGTGGATAAGAAGCATAGTATTCGAGTCTGACTCAAATGGTGTAGTTTGCGGGGTAAATGTTGTAGTATATCTTGCTGTATCTGAAATTCTTACTTCATCAATATACCCATCAAAAGCCTCCGAAAGAGCGGAGGTAGAACCAACCTCTAAATCAGCAGTACAATTAAATATAGATGATGCATCAGTCCAAGTATCTTCAACAGACCCATTGACAAATAAATAAAACGTAGTGCCACTCCTCACAACGGCTACATGATACCACTTGTTTATTTTTATTGTTGATGTGCCACCGGTACTGTCAGTAGACCAACTGGTTCCATTGGTTGAATACATAAATTTTAGAGGATTAGTAACGCTATTTGCTGTATCCCTTATAGAAATTGCCCATCCTCTATCATCTGTATTGCTACCACTTTGCCCTACAATCGTATCCCCAGCGCTACCCGGAAGAGAGTTTGCGCGAAACCAAGCCTCTGCTGTGAAATTATCAGTTCCAAAATCCCAGTCAGAAGAATCAGATACAGAAAGATAATCCCCAGTTCCGTCGAATGACATTCTAGAATCTTCCGACACAGCCAATCCGGTAGAACTGTCAAATACCCACTGACCTTGGGGTTGATCGCCATGAATCAGAAGGCTCGTGTTCATGTCAGTAGTAAAAGCCGTTGTTGAGGGAGTAAATGTACTGGTATAACGAGCAACATTACTGATCCTAATTTCATCCAAATAACCTGCATACTCTTCAGATGATGTATTTCTTCCAATCCAAAATAGAACATTACCGCTATCTGGGGTGCCAGCAATCGCAGTAGTTTTCTCTAGGGTTCCATCCATAAAAGTCAATATATTTGTACCTGACTTAACTAGCGCAACGTGAGTCCACGTACCAACCGAAAGAGCGGAAGTGGATGGCCCCATCGCTTGAACAGCAGAACCTGCAGTATCCCAATACCACAAATAAACATAACCACTGGAATCAAAACCAATACCGTATTTAGTACCACCACTATTACTATTGAAAAGAGTTCCCCATGTACTACTAGACCCGCCATCAGCAAGGTCTACTGGTTGCACCCACGCTTCCCATGTAAATCCATCAAAAGAATTAAAATTAAAATCATTGGATGCTGGCATGGAAAGATAGTTATCAGAACTTCCCTCTATGAGAACTACAGCACCAGAACCAATCTTTGGCGCAAACCAGTGAATGTTTCCATAAGCCGTTATTGTATGTGTATTAGCACCCGTGTCTGTAAATGTCGTACCTGATCCACTTTGGAGTAACAGTAAAGTATTTGAATCACTTACAAAAGCAGTTGTTGGTGGATCAAAAGCAGCGGTATATCTTGCATTGTTACTTATCCTTAGGCCATCCAAATACCCATCCAAATAATAATTATCTGTATCTACATAAAATCTACCAATGGCTAATGCTGTATCAGTAATTTCTAAATCAGTTGTATTTGCGGCAGAATCTTTTAATACACCATCTGCGTAAATGGATAATGTTCCGCTAGAGCGACATATCGCTATGTGATACCAAGTGTTATCTGCAAATCCTCCATCCCCTGTTCCAACATTATTGCCGGGATTCTGAAACTGGAATCCTCCGCTTCCCGTTTGCCAAGGAACTATCCAACCAGTACCTCCAGAATTATCCCTTGAAAAAATACCTTGATCTGAAGTTGAAACATCATTCATATTTACCCAAAACTCAATAGTAAAATCTCCAGTACCATTCAAATCCCAGTCGCTTGAATTTGGCGCAGTTAAGTAATCGCCTGATCCATCAAAACTAATTACACTTGTTCCCTGCTTGGGGCCAATCAAATGTGCTTCACCATTTGCAGTGACAGCACGATGCTGCGCTCTTTCTTGGGTTGCGTTTCCGTTTGCGGTAACTGTATGACTTCCTGTATATGCTATTAGAACAACACCAGTTCCGCCAACTCCAGATGATCCAAAATAAGTACCGCCTCCGCCGCCGCCTGTATTAGCATCACCGGCTCCCCCATCTCCGCTATAACCGCCGCCAGCACCTCCTCCTCCTGTACCTGCTGTTCCACCGCTAGTGTAACCTCCCGCTCCACCGCCTCCAGCAAAATATCCACCATCACCATAAGAACTAAAGGCTGCAATTTCTTTTCCCGCTCCACCTGTACCACCAGCATTTCCTGATCCGTCTTGTCCGGCACCACCAGCACCGCCTCCGGCACCACCCCTCTGGTTTCCGGGGCCACCGGGAGAGCCACCAGCATGACCATTATTACCAAAACCGTATGTTCCGCTATCTCCAGATTGTCCGGTTTGTGTTTCTGATCCTCCAGCACCACCAGTCCAACCGCCACCACCGCCGGAGCCTCCGTCTCCACCTGCATGTCCACCACCACCACTATTCGTTTTACCCGCACCACCGCCCTTCGCGGTTAAGGTGTCAAAAACAGAATCACCTCCTGTTCCACCAGCCCCATAGTTACTTGATGCGTTTGTTCCACCTACTCCAACAGTAACGGTAATACTTGCTCCGGGTGTAACGGTATGCCCAGTTTTATAAACTAGACCGCCACCACCGCCTGAACCACCTGCACCGCCATCACCTTGACAAGCACCACCACCACCTCCACCTACAACTAGAACATCAACTGATGTAACTCCGACTGGAACAGTCCAAGTTGTACTCCCGGTAGATGTGAATGCAGCAGTAACAGTACCATTTGTAGCGGTATCCTCAAAACTTGTTGCTAGTTCTGTTGCAGAGTAGGTCTGGTAGAAACCGTTAGTACCGAATGTAACTGCATCTTTTACATCATCGCTGTCGATAGGCTTCCACTGGTTAGTGACGGCATCGGTTTCTGCGAAAGAGTCTGGTCCTAATGAGGTTCCATCTATCAGGTAAGTTTCTGCAAGGTACCCATTTAGGTATTTTGTTCCGTGCTGATATTTTCCAATAGTGTGATAAGTATTATCGTTTATACCAAAAACTGCATCTTGGGCAGGTTCACCGCTAGTATCAGAAGAACTAACTACTATTGTCTGTGATTCACCGTTTACATATAAACGAAGTCTGTCACTCCAAGAGGTTTGTGTGGTATCGCATCGTAAACATAAGTGATACCAAGCCCCAAAATCACGATATAACTCTGTGGTCTTATACTGGTTGTAAGAGTAACCCGGAACTATATGAATACCACCATCTGCTCTCCACTCAAACGTAAACCAACCTTCATTATTGTAACCAGCAACCATAGCGAAGATGTATTCGCTGGCTAAATCAACTCTTTTTGCCCAAGTGCTGAAAGTCCAAGTCTTTCTATTTCCTTCGACAGTTGCAGTGCGATGCATAAATGCTGTATCATCACTATTAAACCGAAGAGATTGATCTACTGAATATACTTCAGCTAGAGATTTAGTAACGCCAGATTGGAGAATTGTCATTATACAAGAGCCGCCGAGGCTGAGACGTAAACATCAGTTCCGTCAGTGAAATAAGTAACCAGATAAGTACCTGCAACCGTTACATCCGTCGCAAAAGTAGAGACTGCTTTTACCTCTGATCCAAGTGTAATAGTATATCCAGATGGATTTATCAACTTAATAAACCCTGACTGCCCCGTGGTTTCATTGGAGAATTCCAAGACATCAGCAGCGCCGGGAGTATAGAGAAAGTTATTAGCCGTATTCAAATCAAGAGTACCATCTGTAACAGTGGAAGGAGTTCCTCTTTGGGAGCCGCTCCACGATTGATCAGACGCTAAAACCGCATCACCTACCACGCTCTTACCATCCAGTAGGTTTATTTCAGTGGCAGACGCGGTGACTAATGTTCCTGCCAATTTCAATCCGCCATCTACTAGGTCGTGGCTGGCAATATCCATCGTCTCATCATTACCAGTGGCTCCAATAGTAACTACGCCACCGGCTGACTGAGTAACAACCTTGGAGTTCTCAGAAGTACCAAGCGTAGTTATATCATTATAATTCAACTCAGTATAAGTCGCTGTAACTCCGTCAAGAATATTTAGTTCTCCAGCAGTTGTTGTGACAGCAGCAGCACCAAGAGTAGTGAATTGTTTCTGCAATACGTCCTTCACGAGACGAAGTTGCTGATCCCCCTCTGATATCGGGTCGCTTCCAAGAGGATTTGTAGCCGAAAGTTGGCTAATATATGTGGCTGTTTCGACGCCCATGATCTACCCCCTTTAGGTTAACTCGAAAATACCATTGGCACTTGGAGTAACAGTCAGTGTATTGTCTTGTGTTAGATTAAATTGGGACGTACTCAATTTAGAATAACAGACCAATTTTCCACCGGACTGGTATATGATAGCAAACTTAACGTTATCTACATCACCTCCAGTTGCAGTCCATACGACGGCAGTTGAATCAAAACGAAACACACCGGCAGATGCGCCAGCAGCCCAAGTTCTTCCAGAGACTGATTTGCCTCCAGTCGTGTATCCATTACCATTAGCCACTTCATTTAATATAGAAGCATACGTGGATAACGTAGCATTCGTGGCATTGGCACTAGCCGCGCTAGTATGTAGTGACATTGTAAAATTTACACTTGTTCCGCTTAAATCAAAATCGCCTTCGCCTAATTTTTCCCTAAAGGAATTATAGAAAGCCCAAGCAGTAGCAGCCATTAGTTTACCTCCTCCTTTCTCCTCAATGAATCTGGATTTTTAATAATATG